ATATTGATATTGACGTTATAGCAGGGGTGGCTCGGCAAAAACAGTGTTCCCTTCTCGATTACCGTGCTTCTGGTTCTTTACTCCTTTCTAACCAGAAAATTCTACCCACAAGTCGAGCCATTCCTACCATAAAGTCAATAAAAACTGTAGATATTCTATCCAAAAGTATAGGAGATGAAATGAGAAGGAAGAAACAAGACACTATAAAACCACCGACAGCATCTCCTCCGGGCCTTCAACCAGACAATCGCTTCCAACAAATCGCTGCTTTGGGACTAAAACGGCTTGAAGAGCGTTTGATTTCTGGAGAAGCAACCGGTCAAGAGATAGTTTATGCCATACAATTCGCAGATCCGCTTAGACCACTCAAGAAGGCAAAGCTAAAGAGTGAGAATGCTCTACTTCAATCTAAGAAAGATGCCATTGATTCGGCTCAGAAGTCAGAAGAGCTATATGCAAATGCCATAGCAGCTATGAAACAGTATCAAGGACGTGACTCAGATGATCAGGACATACAAAGCCTTGATGGAACTGCCTGATTTTCGAAAGAGGTATGAATTTCTTAGAACTGAGTCACCAATAGGTGATCCAACATTTGGTTCTCGAAGATATTTGAACCAAGCATTCTATGCAAGCAAGGAATGGAAGTTAATCCGGTCTAAAGTGATAATTCGAGATGAAGGTTGTGATCTTGCATGTCCCGACAGACCCATATACGATAAGATAATTGTTCATCATATCGAACCCATTTCTTACGAAGATATTATGGAACATACAGATCGACTAGTATCACTGGATAATTTGATTTGTGTCTCAAATCGCACTCATCAGGCTATTCATTATGGTTCTTATGAGTTGCTAGATGATGAGTATGTTCCTAGGAAGGCTGGCGATACTACACTTTGGTAAGGAGGAAATATGCCGGACTTTAAGAAGGCACGTGTACGTAAGGACGTTCGGGTTGTGTATCTACGAAAAGCTCCGGATGATCCTGTCGAAGAGGAAATTACAGTCGGACGAAAGAAGGGTGGAGAAGAGATTGAAGTCAATCCCAAAGAGCAGGTTTATAGTTGGGGTGGACTTAGATTCTGTCGAACCCGCCATCCAGATGGATATGTTCGTCTAGATGCGATTGCTTTGTGAGGTCAAATGGCTACTATTTTAGAGACAACCAAGAAATTACTTGGCATTACTAATGATTATACAGTCTTTGACCAAGATATTATCATAGGAATAAATTCAGCGTTTCTGACCCTAAACGAATTGAAAGTTGGGCCTGATATTCCGTTTCGCATCGAGACGGGTAATGAGGAGTGGACTGAATTTAGTGATAATCCCGGAGTATTAAACGGAGTGATTCAATATATTTGGTTGAAGACTCGACTTGCATTTGATCCACCGACAAGTTCATTTGTTGTGGATGCTATAAAAAATCAGATTTCTGAATTGGAGTTTAGACTTAATGTTCTGTCCGAATGAGAGGAGGTTATATGGCTGATATTGTATTTGATGATACCATATCGGATGATTATCTTCAGCATCATGGTGTTAAAGGAATGCGATGGGGTTTTCGCAAGGCGATTGAGCGAATAGGAAGCTCTGTTCGTACTGGACGAAATATGATGGCAAATTTTGCTAAAAGTACGTCCAAACGAATTACCAAGATTCCTAAAGACATCAACCGTAGTATTACCAAACGTCGTACTCGTAAACAGCGTAAACTGCGGACAAGGACTAAGCAGCTAGAGAAGGTTGCTGCTCAGAGAAAAGAAGCTGCGGATTTAAGAACACGTCAGGCTCAAGCTCGGGCTGATATGAGAGCTGCAAAGAATGATATTCGCAAGGCAAGAGAGTCCGATTCTTTGATGGGTCGTTATCGAGCGCATAAGAATGAAGTAGCAGCTAGACGCGAAGCACGAGCGGCAGAGCGAGAAGCTCAAAATAAAGCATGGCGGGATGCGCATCCGCACCTCTCTAATTATCTTGATCGTCGCAGAGCACGTAAGGAGACTGAGCGTCAGCAGCGTGATACATATAAGGCTCAACGCAAAGGAATTTACAAACGTATGCTACGAAATGCTACAGATGCCTTAATTCAAGATCAGCTTAACTCAAGTCTTCGCTCAGCAGCTAAGTATGGATGGAGTAAAGTTGCTAATGATGAGACTGCATCTGAAGGTGCTCGTCAGTTTGCAGAATTTATGGGTGGCGTTAAGAAGAAGCAAGACAATGTTGAAGACATCCTTGCAAAGAAGGGTGGCGATTATAGTAAGCTTAGTGATGAGGAAATTACAAGACTCAGGAAACGTAGGCTTGCTGTAAAGGGTCTTGCGGGGCATTAATCATGGCTCTATCTAACACGGCTACGCCTAGATATTATGCAGAGTTCAGAGATCAAGTCCTTAATGGTGATATTCCAATATGTCAAGAGATCGAACAAGAGATGAATCGAATCGATTGGCGTATTCGAAATCCTGGAATCTATTACGACCCCATTCCGGTAGAGGGTTGGATCAGTTTTTGTGATAATGAGTTGACACTTACCGATGGAACTGATTTAACCTTACTACCTTCTTTCAAACTTTGGGGTGAGCAGCTTTATGGATGGTATTATTTCATAGAGCGTGAGGTGTTTGTCCCAAATAAGAATGGGTTCGGAGGGCACTATGAACGACGTATGGTCAAACGGCGTTTAACAAATAAGCAATTCATCATAACAGCTCGTGGCAGCGCTAAGACAATGTATGCCTCAGCGATCCATGCATATGAATGCTCTGTTTCATCTGAGACTACGACGCAAGCAGCAGTTGCTCCGATTATTCGTCAAGCCGAGGAGACACTAATTCCAATTAAGACGGCATTAGTTAGAGCGCGTGGTCCTTTGTTTAAGTTTCTAAGAAGTGGGTCAATCAACAACACGACTGGGTCGATAGTCAATCGAGTCAAAATGACTGCGACTAAGCGAGGAATCGAGAATTTTATAACCAATTCTTTGATAGAGACTAGGCCTATGTCAATTGATAAGCTTCAAGGTTATCGTGGTAAGATCTGTACATTGGACGAATGGCTTTCTTGTGATATTCGTGAGGATGTCATAACGGCCCTTGAGCAAAGCGCATCTAAGACCCCTGATTACATAATCATCGGCATCTCATCCGAAGGAACAATACGTAACTCTATTGGCGATACAATCAAAATGGAATTACAGTCGATTCTTAAGGGTGATTATGTTGATCCCCACACATCAATCTTTTTCTATAAGCTCGACAATGTGACTGAGGTAGCATATCCCGAACTTTGGATCAAGGCATCGCCTAATATAGGAAAGACAGTTTCCTATGATACATATCAACGTGAGGTTGAACGTGCAGAGAAGAATCCGTCGGTCCGTAATGAGATATTAGCAAAACGATTTGGGATACCTCTAGAGGGCTATACGTATTTCTTTCCATACGAGGAGACTAAGGTTCATCGCAAGAGAGATTTTTGGTCTATGCCCTGTGCTATGGGTGCTGACCTATCTCGTGGTGATGACTTTTGTGCATTTACATTTGTCTTTCCTCTTGGTGATGAGACGTTTGGAATTAAGACTCGGTGTTATATTTCCGAGAAGACATTCTCTGAGTTAACCAAGGCACTACGAGAGAAGTATGAAGAGTTTATTAAAGAAGGTAGCCTTATTGTCATGGATAAGATTGTTCTTAAGATGGATGATGTTTATTCAGACTTAGAGAAACATATTGAGGAGACTCAGTATGACGTTCGAGCTATGGGATATGATCCATATAATGCAAAAGAGTTCGTAGAGAATTGGACTGCGGATCATGGGCCATTCGGAGTGGAGAAAGTCATTCAAGGGGCTAAGACGGAATCGGTTCCTCTTGGTGAACTTAAGAAACTTTCAGAAGAGCGTAACCTTCTATTTGATGAAAGCCTGATGTCTTTTTGTATGGGGAACTGTATTGCTCTTATTGATACAAATGACAATAAGAAACTGTACAAGAAGCGTAGGGACCAAAAGATAGATGCAGTTGCGGCGATGATGGATGCATATATTGCGTGGAAAGCAAATACAGATAACTTTGAGTGAGGTGATAGATGTGTATAATAATTTGGCTCATTTCGGAATTAAGAATATGAAATGGGGAGTGAGGAATTATCAAAATAAGGATGGTTCTTTAACCACACTTGGTAGGATACGATACGGAAGTCCACGTGGAAAAAAGATCGTGAGGTCTGTTGATCTTCTTGAAAACTTCCCTAGGCAGCAACCTGGTGAGTCTGATAAAGCATTTCAAAGACGGTATAGTAAGTACGAAGATAGGGCTTGGGGTTCTTATTATTCTTTGACTCCGACCGAGCAATTAGCTGCTGATAATGAGCAGCGTCGTCGTCGGATGAGTAAACAACGTAAGACGGCTATAAAATATGCCATTGCGGGTCCTCCTGCTGGGATAGCCACTGGTTCGGCAGTAATTTCTGGAGCAGCAATTGCAGGTGGCCATGAGAATCTGATCAAGGCATATATGCAGAATCGTAAAAATTATAAGAGCACAAAGAAAGAAATCAGACGTAAAGTTCTAGAAGAGCTTGATCATGGCGACCTGTATCATTACGGAATTAAAGGACAAAAGCGCGGCGTTCGACGCTATCAAAATACGGATGGATCTTTGACTCCAGCCGGTAAGCAGCATTATGGAGTTGGAGTTCTTCAGCTTTTGGGCTCGCGAAAAGATCAAACTTCAGCACAAGGTGGGCCATCTAAGCCCAACCTTAAGATTGGTTTGGCGGCTGGATCTAAGAAAATAACAGCAACAATGAATTCTACTGGTCGTATGAATTCGGAAGGTCATTTAACCAAATGGCGCGATCGTCGTCGAGCTTTATCATATGCAAAAGGAGCTCGTGAGCGTTCTAGTGCACTTAAAGCATATGATAAGACGGGGAACGCAAGTGGTAAAGAGGCTGCCGAATCTCGAATGAGTATCGCCGGTCGAGATCTTTCTGGTGCAGCTAAGGCATCTGGTATCGCTCGACTTCAAAATAGAACTGCAATTGCTAAGTATGCTAAATCTGCTGCCTATGCGGCTGCTGGCGTTGGTGCATCTGTCGCACTGGCGAACCCAGCTCCATTGGCGCTTGGTGCCGCTAGTATCAAGAATCTTTGGCAAGGGAATAGGGCTCGTAAGAAGTCTAATATTGCAAAGGAATTTGCGAAAGAGCATTACAATGATGAGTCTGATTATTTGCCCGAGAATATTGTGGATATTGAGAATAAATATTATCGGTATCATCCTAATCGCCGTCATGCTAAACATAGTGATTTAGCTCATTTTGGCATTAAGAACATGAAGTGGGGACAAAGGCGCTATCAGAATCCAGATGGGTCCTTGACCGCAGAAGGTAAGATGCGTTATAGATCTATGACACCAGATGGATCGTTACGTTATGGATCTTTGATGCCAAACGGAAAGATACGTCCTAAAGATCCTAGGACCCAGCAGATAAAGGATTATGGAAGTTATCGTGATTATGCGGATCAGTATCACAATCTATCTCGATCACGGTTAACGAATCCTTATCAGAAAATTGAAGCACTTAAAAGCAAACATTATTTTATGGAAAAGGCCAACAAAGCAAGAAGAGGTCTTACAGCAGCAGAAGAAGCGGCTGGCATGGCTGAAGCCCAACGAAAAAATAAGATAATAAATGCATTTGGCTCGGGAATTAGTGGGGTCGGTGGAGCAGTGATGTCAGCTACCGGTCTTGCCGGGATTAAGGCAGCAACAAGTGCAGTAGCCATCGGGGCCTCATCCACTGCTTTGGCTGGTGGATTACCATTTATTGCTGCTGGTGGATATATGGTTGGTCAGTACATAAGGGCTCGGCGTGCTGAGAAGATGTATCGAAAATATGCAAAAGAGAATTGGAATGACCCAAACGTTGAACTTCCATGGCCATTAGAATTTTACGGAAAGTACGATAACAAGACACAGAAGAAGGCTTATAAAGATTATAAGAAAGATCCAATTAATCTTGGCCGTCAATATGAGCCAGATAGTATTAATGAACCTGAAATCCCTAAAAAATATTATAAGAAATACTCCAAAAGAAAACAAAACACTCCTATGAATATTCCGTCGGATAGGCAATGGCAGCAGTTTAATCACCATCAGGATATGCTGATGCAACAAAATATTCTTAACGATATTAATCGAATATCAAATGAAACAACAATGATGAATATGCACATGATGGATCCAAATATAGGATTTTAAGAAAACATGTAGAAATCAGGAAGGGAGGTGGCGATGGGAGTATTTGATCGGTTAAAGTCAGCATGGAATATTTTTCAAAATAGAACAGATAATGTTCCAAACTATCATGTTCAGACAGATAGTTACCGACCGGATAGGTTTGTTCCATCTATAACAAATGCTAGGAGTATCGTTGAGGCAATATATACTCGGATTGCTAATGATGTTGCTTCTGTCGAGATTGAACATGTTCGAGTAAATGATGACGGTCGTTTTACTGAAGTAATAGATGATAATCTCAATAGATGCTTCACCATCTCAGCTAACATTGATCAAATAGGTCGAGATTTTAGGCTTGATATCGTATCTAACCTTCTTGAAACTGGAACGGTTGCTGTGGTCCCGACGCATACAGATATTAATCCCGATAAGGGCTCATATGAGATTCTTGCCATGCGAGTCGGAAAGATTATGGCTTGGCAACCAGATCGGGTAAAGGTTCAACTATATAATGATCGAACTGGTCGTAAAGAAGAGATGTGGGTATTAAAGAAGCGGACGGTTATTGTCGAGAATCCATTCTATCAAGTAATGAATGCGCCTAATTCTACACTTAAACGATTGACTGCCAAACTTGCTCTTCTTGATAATATCGACAATCGTAATGCAGATCCAAAACTTGATCTTATTCTCCAAATGCCATTTCAGATTGCTTCTGAGGCAAGGCAAAAGAAAGCTGGTGAGCGAATCAACAGGATTAAAGATCAGTTGGAGAACTCGGATTATGGTATTGCATATATTGATGCTACCGAAAAGATAACTCAGTTGAATCGGTCAGTCGAGTCAAACCTCATGCCACAAATAGAATGGCTTACTAAACAGCTTTATGCCCAGCTTGGTATTTCCGAAGAGGTATTCTCTGGGACTGCCTCTGAGCAAGTTATGCTAAACTATCAAAATAGAGTCTTGGAACCCATTCTTACATCAATTACAAACGAGTTTACTCGTAAACTATTGACCAGAACTGCAATCACTCAGCACCAGCGCGTTGAGTTTTATATGAATCGATTCAAACTGGTTAGTCTTGTTCAGTTGGCTGACTTTGCAGACAAGTTTAGTAGAAACTCCATTATGTCACCAAATGAATTCCGTTCGATTCTTGGTCTTAAAGCCTCTGACGACCAGAAGTCTGATATGCTGTATAATAGAAATATGCAAACAGATGCAGACGTTATGGGCGGGTCCGGAGTTACCGATTCAAACGGTGCTCCAGTATCCGATTGGGATATTAGTGTAGCTGATGTAATGGCGGCAGAATAAGGAAGGAAAAAGGATGTATGATTTTGCAGGATATGTAACTAAGAATGATATTAGGTGCGGTGATGGACGAGTAATTAAGCATGGGGCATTCAAGGATTGTATTGGCAAGACAGTTCCTTTGATGTGGCATCATATGCATAATGACCCGAACATGTTGCTTGGAAATGTTCTACTTGAGGGACGTCCTGACGGCATCTATGGGTATGGGAGTTTTAATAATGGAAAGAATGCCGAAGCAGCTAAGGTCTGTCTCTTATACAAAACTGA